CTGGTTCCATCCTCGGATCACGATGTTCTGCCCGGCGCGTCGACCGGTGCTGTAGGTCGCTGCGTCCACGCCGAACGCACCCATCCCACGGAACCGCTTCGCGGTGTTCTTCCGGCTGAAGTCGATTGTCTGCGAACGGATACGCCCGAGGACCTGGTCGAGGTCCTCGTCGTCGCGGACGATCGTCGCTCGGCCACCCTCACGGATGCGTCGCTTCCCGACGTTCAGGTCGACGCCCCGGTACTTCCGGGTGTTCTTCACGATCCGTCGGAGGTTCTGCTTCGCCCCGAACTCGACACCCAGCGCCCACGGGACGTCGCCGCCACCGAGGCTGACCTGGGCACCCGTGACGCTTCTGCGTGCCGACAGGGTGCCGGCCGCAGCCGACCCCATCCCGCCCTTGATCCGAGCGAGCTTCGGCGACGCCTTCGCCTCGATCATGAGGGCGATCCGGTGGTGAACGTCTTTCAGTTCGGTTTCGAACTCCTTGGCGTTCTCCAGCTCTTTCAGCTCCGCGCGCAGCTCCTTCAGCCCGCGAATCTTGCTGGAGCCGGACCGGTTCGTCGCCACCTGTTACGGCGTCGTGTCGAGCGTCCGGTAGGCGATGCTGATGGGCGAGTCGCCCGCGGCGTTCTGCAGCGCCATGCCCTTGATCGACTCCGACACCAGGTCGGGTCCACCGACCGTCGGGGTGTCGCCGTCGAACATGACGACGGGCATCGTGATCGTCAGGGCCGGCTTCAGCGTCGAGCCGATCGTCGTGAGCCCCGAGCAGGTGAGCACCACCGCAGCCTGCGCACCCGCAGCCGTCGCGGCCAGCACCCGGTCTTGGTGGGTGGTCGACTCGAAGTCGAGGCCCAGCTCCACGTCGATCTTCCGGTGGCCGGCCTCGACCGGTTCCTTCTTCAGGGCGCTCGACCGGATGAAGCGACGGTCGGTCGCCAGCCCGTTGTCAACCTTGACGTTGAAGGATCGCACCTCGACGGCCGTGCCGCCGACGGTGACGCTGCCACCGACGAACGTCAGCAGCTCCGTCGACGCCGGGTAGGACGCCGTCGCCAGGGTTGTCGAGTGCTCGATGTTCTGGAAGTCGCAGTCGGCCGAGAAGGACAGGGGCTCACCCGCTGCGCAGGACAGCTCGAAGCTCTTGACCTTGCCGCCCGTGCACGTCTTCGGGGTGACGGTCCCGCCGCCAGCCTGGGGGACGCCGACCTGCGCAGTGAAGAAGTCGCCGGTGAGCGAGCCGACCGTGCCGGTGTGGGTGTAGACGGTCGTTTCTGACGGGCCGGTCGTGGCGACCGTGCCGAGCGACTGGGCGAGCCAGAAGCCGAACCCCTTGGAGAGGACCGAGAAGCTGACCGACCCGCCGGCGCCCATGATGTACGGGACGCGCCGGTCCGAGCGCATCGCCCGGCTACCGGCACGGATGCCGCTGGACTCGACTCGCCCGACCTCGACCGCGATGCTCTCCGAGTCGAACTCGAAGAACCGGTCGACGGTCACGCCGGTGCCGTAGGTGGTCTCGGCCTTGACGCCGAGCTGTCCGAGGAAGCCGCTCACTTGTCGCCGTCCTTCGTGGTCGTGGCCTTACGGCCGGGGGTCTTGGGTGCGGTCACGGTCCAGCCGTCCTGACCGTCGAGGCCGGCAGCGACGTCGTCGGGCAGGTCGACGGTCTCGCCGTTCTTGACGAGCCAGGTACGCCCGAGGCTCACCACCTCGCGCTCGTCGTCCTGTCCGGTGTAGGTGGCCTCCATCGGGCGCTCCTCAGATTCGGGCTCGGGTGCGCACACCCGAGGTGATTTGATACGCGTAGCCCTCGTCGTCGACGCTCGTCGCACCCGACGGACGCTTCATCTCCGAGAACATGACGCCGGTCCCGCCAGCGCCGACGTTTGATCGCACGACGTCCTCGACGACAGCGAACAGCTCCCACGCCCGGCTCAGCGCCTCCAGCTGCGTGTAGCCCGGCCACAGCACCACGACGTACAGGTCGAGCGTGTAGTCCTCGTCGCGACGTGAGCCACCGATCGCAGCCCACTCCTGGTCGCCGACAACGTCGCCGAGAATCACCATCTCCCGTTCGGCCTGACGTGGCAGACCGACCGTCACCGACGGGACACGGACCGGCCAGTCGGCCTCGATGAGCAGCTGGTGGAGCGCCGAGACGACAGCCGGCACCGTCGACGTCGCCACCTTCACCCGATCCCTGGGATGCGACGGGCGTAACGCTTCAACACGACGTCCACGTCGGGGATGCCGGTGATCGACCCGCCACGGCCGGCGACGAGCAGCGAGTAGGTGCCGCCCACGTCGGAGGTGAACGTCGTCGCCCGATCCGGGACGCCCCGGTTCGATCGGTTCAACACGTCCCGCACCCGCAGCATGAACGCCTCCAGGACGTCAGCTGGGGGCCGGTCGTAGCCGTGCTCGTACTCGACGACGATGTTCGAGCGTCCACGCTCGAAGATTTCGCCGTCCGTCCGCACAGCGACACCAGCTCGACTCGCCGGGATCGCCGCCAGCTCCGTCGCCGTGTACGCCTCAAAGACGTTGTCCTCGTCGTACTCACGCACCGAGCGCACCGAGCGCAGCTCGGCGTCCGGCAGGACCAGCTCGTAGCGGCCGGTGCCGTCCAGACGGACACGCCGGTACCGGGGCACGAACGCCACCCCGCAGTAGTCCTCGAACTCACGCTCGACCGCACGGCGAGCCACGACGATCTGCGCCGAGGAGTACTTCCGCGGGTCGTCGAGCACCGGGTCGGAATCACGAACCTGTCGGACCGACGCGTAGAACCCGCCGACCACCTCGACCCGTGTCGTCACCGTCACCGTGCCGGTCGTCCACGACGCCACCAGCACCCTCGGCTCCGACGTCGCCGACGCGCTGAGCGTGTAGGTGCGCACACCGGTCGAGCCTGTGGTCGTCGCAGTCCCGGCAGCGACGACCGTCGCCCCGGCCTCGTCGACGACACCGACGGTGACCGTGCCCGCAGGCTCGGCCAGGTCGCCGTCCTGGTCGTAGAACCGGCCGGTGATGGTCGCGGCCGTGCCGACGAGGATCTGTTCGTCGGCGACGACCGTCACGGCGGTCAGTCCTTCGGCGCTGCGGCCCGACGGGCGCGCGGCTTGCTGGTGGCCGCGGTCTCCGGCGCCTCGACGGCAGCAGACTCGACGGCAGCCTTCTTGGCCGGCTTCGACTCGTCGGCGACGGCGAGACCGTTCGCGACGAGGAGTTCGGCTTCGTCCTGGGGGAGGTCGATGGACTCGCCGGGAGCGGGCCAGTCGACTCCGTTGCGGGTGCCCGCGATGCGAGCCCTCATCGTCACGCGCACCGCGAGACTCCTTCTGGTTGTGGGTGGCGACGATCGGGGCGGGGACCGAGGTCCCCGCCCTTCACGTCAGACGGTCAGACCGTCAGGGTCAGGTCGCGGCCCCGACGAACACCTTCACGGCGCCCGTCTGATCGGCGAGGATGCCGTCACCCCGCACGATCGCCCGGAACGTGACGAGGTCGCTCTGGAAGGCGAAGTCGTCCGACCGCTCGAAGCGGACGCCGCCGGCGAGACGGACGTGGTAGGCGGCGATGTCGCCGAAGATGACCGACTTCGCCGAGGTCGCCACTGCGGCCACGTTCGGGTCGGTGTACACCGGCTTGCCGAGGAGCAGGTCCGGCGCACCCACGGTCAGGCCCGGCTGCCACAGGTAGTTGTTGTCGGAGCCCTTCAGCTTCCGCACCCGAGCGACGGTGGCGTCCCGCATGATCCAGGCGCACGACGTCGAAGCCCGGTAGGGGGAGATGACCGAGTAGTAGAGGTCGATCAGCTCGTCGGCGGTGAACGCACCGGAGGCGCCGGTGGTGGCACCGGTGACGCCGGTGGTCGCGGTCTGCACGATGCCCGACGGCTTGCTCGACGCGTTGCCGGTCACCAGGTCGGTGCCGAGGGCGTTGCCGACGGCGCGACCGGCCTGGCGGGCGAGGTAGCCCAACAGGTCGAAGCCGGTGTCGGCGACCAGCTCGGAGGAGACCTGGATGCTGAGCCCGTACTTGTAGGCGCCGAGGGTCCGCTTCGCGAACGCCGGGTCCGACTCGGTGAGGGTCGAGCCCTCGGTGATGAGCGCACCCGAGGAGTGCGTGGTCGTCACCGGGATCTCCAGGTTCTCACCGCTCGCCGTGCTGATGATCGTGGCACCCGCCTGGAGGATGGCCGACACCTCGATCATGTGCTCCCACATCGAGCCGGCGAAGCTCGTCGGCACGGTGTTCCCGCCGGCGGTCAGACGCTGCTCCTCGCCGTCGCGCTGGTTGGCGCGCTCGGAGATCGCCTGCATCTCGTTCCAGGCGCGCAAGCGCGCGGTGTGCAGTCGGTGTGCTTCGTGGTTCACAGTTGCTCCCGTGAATCGGGCCGGGACGTTCTCACGTTCCGGCGAGAGTGTTGGTGGTGATTGACGCTGACGGCGTGTCGCGCGGGTCAGCGGATGCGCGGGATCAGCGGCCCCCGCTGGGCCGTCTGCGCTTCCTCGCCCGGTGTTTCGCACGGGGGCTCGGGAGCGGGGTCTTCTGCCGTGACCTCGGGGAGGTCGCGGAGGATGAGGTCGGTGAGTCGGCCGGCGGCAGCAGCCTCGGCCACCTGCTCGAACGGCAGGTCGACGAACTCGGAGAACGAACGCAGCGCCACCGCGGCGCCGCCGTCCTGGGTCTGCAGGTACGCCGGGGACGCGACTGGCCCCAGCTCGTACAGCACGACGTCCTCCAGCGTCCGCAACGGGAAGCCCGAGTCGGTCGTGTCCCACGAATCTGCGCGCACAGCGAAGCTGAACGACGAGCCACGCACCATGCCGGAGCGCACCTTCGCAGCGACACGCTGCGCGTCCGGGTCCGACGGGTCGAGCTGCATGGAGTACGACAGGCCACGCTCGTCGGTCGCCAGCACCAGCGTCCCCGACTCGGTCGTCGCAAGCAGCGTGTCGAGGTTGTGGTTCCACGCACCGAGCACGTTGCGCTCCGAACGCGACAGCGTCCCATCGAACGCCGACGGGTCGACCTGCTCGACGAACCCGCCGAGGTTTTGGGACAGCGTGTTGAACACCGCGGCGTAACCGGACAGCGACAGGGCGTCGCCCTCGGCACGCAGCTCGGGCGCGTCAACGTGACGGTATGAACGAAGTTCACGCACCGGGAGCACCTCCGAAGGTGGCGGGCGAATCAGGCAACGGGCCGCGGTCCTCTAGCTCACGCACCTCGTCGACCGTCAGGAAGCCGGACGACAGGGCGGTCGCGTAGGACGCGTACCGGGTGGGCAGGTCGGAACGGAGGAACGCACCGGTCGCGAACCGAACGAACTGGGGACGCGGCACGTTCGCCGTGAGCACCTCTTGGATCAGCACCAGCTCGGCGTTCATCGTCGACGCCATGAACGACGTGAGCCGGTCGGCGAGGTTCTGGTAGGTGAGCGACGACCCGCCGCCACCGAGACCGACCCAGGCCGGGTCCACTCCGAAGATGCGACAGATGTCCCGACCGGCGTGCGCCATCGTCTCCAGGAACTGCGAGTCCTCGGCGTCGACACCGACACGCTCGTAACGCAGCCCCGAGCCGAGCACGGCCGGGCGACGCTTTCGCCACGACGACTGCACCGACGCCCGGATGCGCTCGGCGCCCTCGGCGTCCAGCTCGGCGTCGGCGTACAGGATCGCCGACGGCACTGCCGAGTTCTTCAACCAGTCACGGCCGAAGTCCTGCGCCCGGTGCGACAGCTCGACGAGGCCGGACCGCTCCAACGGGGAGATGCCCAACGGTGAGCCCGGCACCGGGAACCCTGGCACCAGGAACACGTCGTCGGCCGGGATCGGCTGGCCCTTGTAGGAGTAGGTGACGTCCGCGCCGTGGTACTCCTGCTTCGTCGCGACCTTCGTCGGGTCGAGCCACTCGACCGCCGTCGGCCACCCGGCAGCGTCACGCGACACGATCATCCCGAACGCGTTGCCCCACAGGTCGCGACTGATCGACAGCTGTCGAAGCCACTGCGACCGCGGCAGCTTCGACGGTGACTCCACCAGCAGCGGCTGGCGTGGCACCTCAACCGGCAGGCCGTCAGCCCCCAGCCGGTACGCCTTCAGCGGCAGCTGCGCCAGCGTGTTCGCCCGCAGGTTCACGCACGCCACCACCGCCGACAGCGCCAGCGAGTCCCTCGACGCCCGAGCTTCCGGCGCCGGCCACGCGTCGCCCCGACCCCACACGTCCTGATACGACACGTCCCGACGCTCCTGGCGTCCGAGTCGGCCCAGCACTAGGCACGCTCCACAGCGAGACCGAACGCAACGAGCGCGACACCGGCCACAGCGAACCCGAGCGCCGGAGCGACGAACGCCCCAGCGACCGTCAGCGCGACGGCACCCAACACCTGGAGGACAGCGGCGACAACCTGCACGAACAACCCTCCAGGGTCAGAAAGCAAAGACAGGACGCCGCTGGCGGTCCTCAGTCGTGCCGTCCGAGACGGCCTGCCCGAGCGCCTCCACAGCGAGGATCGCTGCGACGTGGGCGTCGATGAACCGGGCGTGGCCGGCCTTGTCGGGGCGATACCCGCCGCGAGCCCGTCGCCGCTGCGTGTTCGCAACGTGACGGTCCAACACTTCAGTCCCGGTGTGGCCGATCTGACCGGCCCGCACCATCGTCGACCACCTGTCGACCGCGGCGACCATCCGGGCGTCGGACTGCGTCGGGAACATGGCGACGACCTTGTCGCCGAACTCCGCAGCCCACTCGTCGATCTCGGTGCGCCAGTACGGGGGGTCGGCCAACAGGCGCACCACCCGGAAGTCGGCGAACGCCTGGGCGACCACCTCACGCACCTCATGGCGAGGAACGCGCCAGCCCTTCACGCCGTCGCCTGGGTGCTCCCACACGCCCA